CGCCATCTGTTTTTTGGGGCTGGCTGGTTCCTCCTGCTAGCTGGCCTGATCTTCAATTCGATGGCCACTCTCATCCTCGGTGGGGCCGTGGTTTTCTTTCTGTTCATGAATCCTCAGCCAAAGAGCTAGTCTTATGATGCTGCTCGATCAATACGGAAAGCCGATCGACACCAAGGCCCTGGCTGCCGCTCGTCGGGTCCAGGATCGAGCCAAGCGAATGGACTCGCTGTCGGCCTCTTACGACGCTGCGGCCAACACCGCCGAGACCCAGAAGCACTGGCGATACGCCGACAACCTGTCCGCTGCTGCGGCCAACTCGGTTTCGGTTCGCAAGACACTGCGCGAGCGATCTCGCTACGAATGCCTCGAGAACAACTCGTTCGCCAAGGGTATCGTTTTGACCCTAGCCAACGACACGATTTCGACCGGCCCGAGTCTCCAAGTGATGCTGCCCGATTCGTCTGCTTCTCGGATGATCGAGCAGAAGTGGCGAAAGTGGTGCAAGGATGTCCGGCTCGCTTCTAAGCTTCGAACCGCTCGAATGAGCAAGGTGATCGACGGCGAGACGATCATTCTCAAGGGCAACAACCCGCGCAGCAAGAACGATGTCAAGCTCGATCTCCGCGTCATCGAGTGCGACCAACTTGCGACCCCTTACTACGCCGACGGCCTCCCAAACAAGATCGACGGGATCGAGTTCGACGACTTCGGCAACCCCACTAATTACCACATCCTCAAGGGACACCCTGGGGACCGCTGGCCGCTGGATGCATTTCAAAAGGAGGATGTCGACCCAGACGACATCATCCACCTTTTCCGCGCCGAGCGACCTGGACAGATGCGAGGAATCCCCGAGCTGACTCCTGCCTTGCCCTTGTTCGCAATGCTTCGTCGCTACACCCTCGCGGTGATCACCGCTGCCGAGAATGCTGCGGACTTCTCAGCGATCTTGAAGACTCAGTCGAATGCTTTCGACTCTGCGTCCGATGGCATTGACGACATCGACCCGTTTGACTTCGTGCAGATCGATCGAGGACTGATGACCTCACTGCCCAAAGGCTGGGAGATGGTCCAGTTCGATCCAAAGCAGCCGGTGACAACTTACACCGAGTTTCGCAACGCAGTCCTCGGCGAGATCGCTCGATCGGTCCACATGCCGAAGAACAAGGTTCTCGCGGATTCGAGCGGGTACAACTATTCCTCGGGACGCTTAGACCATCAGACCTACCACGAGTCCAACGCAATCGAGCGATCCCAGTGGGAAGTCGAAGCCCTCGACCGGATCTTCGGTTGGTGGCTCGATGAAGCCTTGCTGATGGACGGTTATCTCCCGGCACTCGAACCGACCGATGAGATTCCCAAGGTTTGGAGATGGCCACCACAACGAGACGTCAACCCTGCGGAAATCGCCGACGTCAACATCGAACTGATCCGAGCCGGACTTAAGACTCGCCAACAGTACTTGATCGAACAAAACCTCGACCCCGAGTCTCACGCGCAGCAACTTATCGAGGAAGGCTGGGTGAATCCTGACACCCCCCCCGCTCCTGCAGGCGCTGCACCTAGTGCTCCTAGTGCGTCTGGTGTGCCCGGAGCTGCGGCCCAAGGTACGGGCGCTGCCGAGCCGGATGCCAGCCAACCCGCTCCGACTGGGGAATTTGCGAACATGTCCCGTTTGCAACTCACCCGCAACACCCGAGCGATCGATGACACGCTCAACAAGATCGAGCAAGGCGTCTGGACCACATCGCGAGCGAGAGTGTTCCTCGAATCGCTCGGCATGAAAGAACGCACGATCAAAAATTTGTTGGCCGAGTACGAAGAGCAACCAGCGTGAGCTCTCTGACGCACGAGGCCAAGACTCGCCAAGGCTATCGCCTTCGAGTTTACACCGCCGCCGGACGTCGCTCGATCTGGCTCGGACGCATCACCGAGCCCGAAGCGATCGCCATCCAGCGACACGTCGACGAGATCATCGCCGCCCAGACCGCAGACCTACCGATCCCCAGGCAAACAGCCCTTTGGCTCGATCGACTCGATCCGGAAATCAAGTCGAAGCTCACTTGCATCACCGGATCCATCCGCACCGTCCGGACTGCGGTCGACGAGTATTTAAACGCGAAGCGAGATCTGCTTGCCACATCGACCGCCGAATCGGTCGCTCGCTCCCTGGCCCATCTGTCTGATGCCTGCGGTGATCGGCGGATCGATGGCGTGTCCCCCGAGGAAATCGCCACCGTCTATGATGCGCTCGAGCAAGGTGCTTCCACCCGGGGCAAATTCGCCAAGGACTGGAAGGCCTTCTTCCACTGGTGCGAAGACAATCGGTGGATCGTTGCCAATCCGGCGAAGCGACTCAAGACCACGGTCTCTGTGCGAGAGAAGCGATTCGTTTCGGTGGAGACCATCGAGCAAGTCCTCCAGGCCTGCGACGATCCCGAGCTGCGGCTGGTGATTGTGCTTTCTCGATTCGGAGGCCTGCGAATTTCCAGCGAGATTCGCGACTTCACGCAAGCATCGATCGACCGGGCCCTAAAGCGGATCAAGATCACGGACACCAAGCGAGGGGTGATCCGAGAGATCCCGCTATTCCGTGAAATCGCTGCCCAGTTGCCTGAACCAGGCGTCGAGCTGCTGCCGACGACCACAAGCCTCTCGCACTCTGGAATCACACAGCGATTCCTCGAGGTTGTTCGCAAGGCAGGAATCGATCCATGGCCGGTACCGTGGCATTCGATGCGAGCCACTCGAGAGACGGAACTGATCACCGCCTTCGGACTGGCGACCGCTTCGAAGTGGATCGGCAACTCGGAAAAAGTCGCGATGACCAGTTATGCGATCATTCCCGACTCGGACTGGGCGAAGGCTGATTTGTAACTCTTGTTGGACGGTTTTTCGGGCGCGAGTGGTAGTCTCGTCCCCATGAGCAAATCGATCCGGGCAACCACGAAACGCAAGCGACCAGACGCCAACGTCATTGTCGCATCAGCCAAGGCACCCCTTGAGCTGCGTACCAGTGGCGACTCCATCGCCTTGCAAGCCGCAGATCCGAACACCCCCGACGCGCTGCCCAGTTTTAGTGGGATCGCCTATACCGGGGGGGTCATGCACCCCAAGCTTGCAATCCAGTGGAACGGTCCGGTGGTGATTGACCTAGCAGGCCTCGACGCACCGGTCGGACCAGTGCATCGAGACCACGACGAATCCAGGCCTGTCGGCCATTTGACTGCTGTGGCCAACGATGGAACCAAGCTCTCTGTCACCGGAGTGTTCTCGGTCCCCTCGGAGGATCAGCAGGAGATTGTCGCGGGAGCGAGAAACGGATTTCCTTGGCGACCCTCGGTCGGCGTGAAGATCCTCACTTACTCCACGATTCCTCAGGGCCAGACCCTCCAGTGCAATGGACGCACTTTCGATGGTCCTGTCCTCGTCGTGAAACGATCGCAACTCAAAGAGGTCTCCCTGGTAACGATTCCAGGCGACCCGGAATCCTCTGTCTCTATTGCCGCTTCGGCCACATCAAACATGCCAACCTTCGAAGACTATTGCCAGACCCTCGGACTTGATCCTGCGACTCTTACTCCCGAGGCCGTCAACGCGCTGAAAGTCTCCTACGCCGAGAGCCTCGAATCCTCTGCGGACCCTGCCAGCACGGACGCTGGTGCGGGTTCGCAACCTCCTGACGCTTCTGCCGCCGACCCCAACAAACCAATGGAGCCACACATGGCCAAGCCTGCGACCGCTGCTGCTTCTTCCGCTTCGCCCGATCTGACCGCTGGTAGCGCCTTGGATTTGACCGCCTACCGATCGCAGATGGCCGCTGAGACCAAGCGAGTCGGCGATGTCACTTCGCTCTGTGCCAAGTTCGGCAATCCGACCGTCATGGTCGGTGGCAAGAACGTCGACCTGGCTGCACACGCAATCGAGAACGGCCTCACCAGCGATCAGACCGAGCTGCTCGCTCGACGCCATCAAGACCTCGAAGCCTCCCGCGATTCTCGCCCACGAGGCCCCGCGATCCACTCTCGAGCTAGCCAAACGTCGATCGACCTCGGAGCAATCCAGGGTGGAGTCATGTTGCGTGCTGGCATGAGGCTCGATTCGTCCAGTTTCGAGAATCGCGACGTCCGAGCCAAGCTGCCTGGATGGCTGCAAGCCGGTGCAAACGACCCAGTTCGCGCACGCACCAGCGACCTTGCCCATCAGTACCGAGACTTGACCCTCCTGGAGACCTGTAAGCTTGGTCTTCAAGCTCGTGGA